CGAAGATTATTTACTGCGGTGACATCCGACAGACTGACTTGAAGAAGAAGGATGACAAGACAGGCTTGCCAAAGTTCTTGGACATTGTGCAGGACATGCGAGAGTTCAGCAGGTTTGAGTTTGGTATGGACGACATTGTCCGAAGCAGCTTGGTGAAGAACTACATCATTGCTAAAACACTTTATGAGGATCGTCAATAATGTTAGTCATCAACTTCCGACAAGGCATCGGCTTTGACATCGAGTACAACGAAGACATCTGTCACATCGTTGACACTGGTGAAAGACACGACACGTTGCATGCTTACAGCGGCATCATCATCTTGTTACCCTTCATCAAAATCTACTTCGGTCAGTTCGATCAAATCGGTGAACTTATTCCGAGCAAGAAAGATGATTGAGGTTGTCATCACAGGCGACATGCTCGTCACTGCCCGAGACAAGGCGGCAGAGATGGGCAAGCTACGCAATAGCATCATCAGTGGGGCTGGCAACTTAGCTGGCTTCATAGGTGAAGCTATTGCTCAGCAGGTCATGGGAGGTGTACTCGCTAACACCTACGAATATGACCTCATCCTGTGCAATGGTAAGACAGTGGATGTGAAGACTAAGCAGACCTCTGTCAAGCCGTTAGAAACCTATGAGTGTTCTATTGCTGCTTTGAATACTAAACAAGAATGTGACTACTATGCATTCGTTCGTGTGAAGAACGACTTCAGTGTTGGTTGGTTCTTGGGTGTATACGAAAAACAACAATACATGCTTGACGCAAAGTATCTGACAAAGGGTACAATTGATCCCGACAATGGCTATGTAGTTAAGAGCGATTGTTACAACCTTCCTATCCACCAACTAAAGGAGCATACCTATGCAACTTAATGAAGCACAAACGATCTACGCATTGTTAGGTGTCCACCATCTTAAGCTGTTCATGCACAGCAAGGGTAAACAACCTAGCCATCGCAAGACCGGACCGGGTCGTAAACATCAACAAGGAAAACCAAATGAATAAAGCCACCATCATCTTCACCGACAACAATGACGGTGGTTTAGAAATGCAAATCTTGTTTGACCCTGAACCAGTCAACAAAGAAAGCAACGCACACATCGCTGCTGTGTTGGCCTACCAATACATCACACAGAAAGTTGACGAAGATGAATCAGCCTAATCAACCTATCAAGCGCACCTCTGTCACCACGACAGACATGCAGCAGAAAACTAAGAAGGTGGAGTATTTTGTTGTGCCTGACACGACAACAACGCTCTGCTTCATGCATCTGCATTGTGGCTTTCTCATCATGGGTAAGAGCGCCTGTGTAGACCCTGCTAAGTTTAACCAAGCCCTTGGTGAGAAGTATGCCTACGAGGATGCTATCAACAAGATGTGGGAACTAGAGGGTTATCTTTTGTCCAACGAAATCTATGGAGACACTCATGCAGTTTAAACGACCACAGCATTTGCTGCGTATCCAATTTGAGAAAGGCTACTATGCCTTCAGTCGTGGTTGGCTCACCAACAGCTATGACCCATCTAGCTTGGCTGGTATGGAATGGGAGCGTGGCTTTAACGCTGCCTACTTCGACAACCTTGCGAAGCTCACCAAATGACAACGTTCAATCGCCTTCATAACATGAAGAATCCCAATCAAGGGACAGCAAAGAAAGTGTTGTGCGTATGCTCAGCAGGTTTGTTGCGTAGTCCTACGTTGGCTTGGATTCTCTCTAACGATCCCTTCAACTACAACACCAGAGCAGTTGGTACATCCAGCCAGTATGCTTTGATTGCGCTTGACGAGGTTCAACTTCAGTGGGCCGATGCTGTTGTATTTGTTGACGATGGCAACTACATTACAGCTTGTTATGAGCACAAAGAACTGATCGACAATATGGAACACTATGTGTTGGAGATTCCTGACATCTATCAGTTCCGTCATCCTAAGCTTGTAGAGGCTGCAACAGCGCAGTTGAAAGAAGCGTTTAAGGTGTGATATAACATTTCCACGTTCCGATAGCTCAACTGGCAGAGCAACGGATTCCAAATCCGTAGGTTGTGGGTTCGACTCCTACTCGGTTCGCCAAACAAAAAGGGAAGCTTTATCGGCTTCCCTTTTTTTCGTTGTGTCGGTAATTACCTACGACTTGCTAGACCACCCTTCGCCAGCTTTGGTACAAACTTCCTCACCTCATCCAGTGGTTTAGTACGCTTGGCTTCGTCAACCGCTGTAGAGATTGCAGGTTCCGACTGTTGAAACTTCTTCAGCTTGTCGCTGAGTTCATACAGATTCTGTGCTTTCTGCTTGGCTCCACCGTCCCACAAAATATCACCGACTTCACGCATCTGACGTTGAATACCTGAGTAGTCAGCGAAGAAGTTGATAGCAGCTTGATACTGCTGACCAAGACCAGTCTTAGTTGATGTCGCCTTACCCATACCGATGTAGCTATTCATCAAGTCTTTGATGCCAGTATAGGACATATACGCCAGCTTCATTCGCTCTTTAGGATCGTTAGATTGACGAGCAGTTTTCATATACTCTGAAATAAGCTCTTCATCTTTTTTCACTTCAGCACGAACAACATCTTTACCGCCACGTTGTAAAGCTTCAGACACATCTGTCTCGGCACTACGCAGCTTGGCGTTTCTACCCTTGACACGAAGCTTTTCAGCCTCTACCATCATGTCTTCAGTTTCCAAGAAGCCAGCACGAGGTAGACTAATTGGACGAACAACACCGGGTGCGCCAGTAACAGCGCGAAGGATTGTGTTCATGTCTTTGATGTCGTACTTCTCAGGAGCCATGTTGATTTTGTTGAACACATAATCAGCATATGGAATCTCAGTGACGACATAGTTCTTAGGATCGGTGCCGCCAAACGGTGTACCACGGAAACCAAGGTTCAAGTCTTTCGTGAATGACGGAGCACCCACGTACATCTCTGAGTGAAACTCATCACGCTTTGTAGGGTCTGTGAAGCCTGATCGTTTGATACCTTCAACATCACCCCTACTGCCACCTTGACCGTGGAACAGTTTCACAGGTGGTACATCCTTGTACTTCTCACGCAAAGTATCAAGACGTTTCTGGTATTGACCAGCCATCTTCACAGCGTCAGCAAGCATCTCAGGGTCTTTAGGGTTGAGTTCAACACCACGAGAGTATCGATAGTCACCCAACACCACACCCAACACATCATCGTCTACCGATGCAAACTCATCGTTGTTACGCAACTTAAAGAAGTTGTCTTCCCGCACTTGTTTAATTGCTGCAACTGCAAAATTACGCTTAGTAGAATTGACCTCACCAGTGACAATGTTCGTGTCACCAGACAAATACTTAGGATCAACACCATACTCATCAGCAACTGGCTCAAACTTTTTAACTACAGCTTTACCACCAACACTGACAGGATTACCGTCAATGTCATATTCAACTTCATCCACCAAAGACTCAGCAGCTTCGTCAGTCTTCTTAGCAAAAGGTTGTGGTGGCATCTCAGAATACTTCAATCCTTTAGCTTGACCAGTGAAGCTATGCAGAGTGTTCTCATAGTCTTCAGGGTTGGCAATCTTCCAAGACTTCAACTGCTCAGGTGTATACAACTCCAGCATAGCTTCTTCACCCATGACATAGTCTTCATCGGCAAAAGCTTTAGAAGGCGCAGGAGCCTCTATCGCCTGTGCTGGTGGGGTAGGTAGGGCTTGATCTGTTTGACTCAACGCAGGCGCTTCTGATGGGGTTGCTGTCGATTCAGGAAGCGCAGGCTTAGACTTTGCTGTAGTCTTAGGAAGCACAGGCTTCTTACCCATCAACATGTTTGCTGTCTGGTCCATCGCTGGTGACGAAGCACCAAGTTCTTTGTTGATGATGGCATCGATTGCTGCGTTGTCGGCAGCAGGTGTAGGTGTCAGGCTTTTAAGTTTGCTTGTCACAGAATCAACAGCTTCACCAGCAATCTTCTTACCTACAATCTTGGCAGCAAGACCACCTTTAGCGAATGCTAAGTTACCAAGCATAGCCTCATACTTATCGACAGCGCGATAGTCTTTAGCTTCTTCAAGAGTGACACCGTTGTTGTCTTTAGCATAGCGCTCGTTGATTACTTTACGCTGATCAGCAGACAACTTGTCAAAGCGCATCTTCTTAACACGAGTCAGGTCTTCACTCATGAACTTACCATCTGTCTTGTCACGAGCAATACCTGTTACATCACGAACAACATTGGTCAAGGCCAGCTTCTGTTCAGTTGGTGACAAAGCTTTGTAACGCTCGTTAGCCATTGTTCGTTCAATTGCTGTAACCACCATAGGGTTGGCGTTCTCGACAAAGGCACGATCATACAATCTGTCACCAGACGAAGGACCGTACAGTTTGAAAGCGTCAATGCCGAGTCGAACAATCTCTTTCTCAGCAGGAGTCTTGTTAGGGGTTTCCCTGACACCGATCAAGCTGTTGAAGAATTCACCTTCTTTGTACACTGGTCCTTCGCGCAAACGAGGGATGGCTTCAGGCAACTCTTCCTTCAGCACAGGCAACTTAGACTGCACACGATTGACAGCAGCTTCAACCAAACGACCACCACCACCTTCAGCAGTCAACACGTTGGGGTCACGCTGAATAGCACCTTCTTCACGGAACAGATCGAAGAATTCGTAAGCGCTCTTAAACACAAACGGTTGAGCGAAACGTGCGGTGAAGTCACCAATCACTTTACCAACAGCCACTTCCAACTTGTCAGCTTCTTTCTCAGACGAGAAGGCAGCGAACACTTGGTCAAGGAATTGATTCTGTGTACCAGCAGGCATCTTCATACCAACAACGGCTTCCAATGCTTCAGCAGTCTTTGGCTCAAGACCGAGCTTACGCTTAGCCATGAAGTCTGCAACAGCTAGTGTTGGACCCAATGGGAAGATGGCACGAGTGTCGATGGTGGAGCCATCATCGTTCTTCATGTTGTACCACTCAGTGTCTTGGTTGTTCATACGGTAGTCGTATGCAGCAGCCAGAGCAGCAGTACCAACAACGCCTTTGGCAATGTTCTGTTGTCCTTTACGGATGAGAGCATCACCACCAGAAGAGCCAGCAGCTTTCATCAATGCACCCTGAGCCAAGTCTTCAGCACCCGACATAGCACCGAAGATGCTGTATCGATATTGGAAGGCAATGGCGTTCGACATGAAGCGTGGGAATGTAGCAAGTAAGCTACCACCGGGGAACTCAGCAGCTTTAACAAACAAGTTGCCAGCAGCTTCAGCACCAGCTTCAAAGGTTTGAATGCCTTGCTTCTGAGCCTTCGGTGTGTAAGAGAACGTAGCCTTCAATGTTTCGTCAGCAGCCTCTTTCAAGACCGATGCAGGAATTGCTTTACCGTCAGCAATCACTTGGTACATATCAAGACCAGCACGGCGCATGTGCTTCTCAACAGAAGCGTTGAAGATGGCTTTGCGGAAGAAAGCATCCTGTGCCACGTTCAAGCTGTTGAAGACCTGTGCAGCTTTAGAGATTTCCTTAGTGGAGCCTTCTTGTGTTGCGCTCAAGATGTTGCTGCGAATAGCAGGGTTGTGTGCCAACAAAGTGTCAGTGACCTCTGTAGACAAACCACCTTTAGCCATGTAGCCGTATACACCGAACGCATCACGCATGGTGTCGCCCAAGCTGTTCTTTGCAGTTTCAATACGCTTACCGCTGGCAGCACCATCGAGTGTTCTACCAACAGTGTACAAAGCGCCTTCAATCAATGAAGCAGCAGAGTTGTATGTCAGACCAACAGATGTACCAATGACGTTACGAACAGTGGTGCCGATACCTGAAACAATCCAAGCCTTAGACTCACGCTCAAGTGTCTGCATACCTTGACCTAAGCGACCAAATGCTGACGTATATTCATCAGGCTTTTCAAACAAAGCATCAACTTGCTTCTTGAATTCTGGATCAATCTCTGACATGCGCTTCAGCACCTTAGAAGCAGCAGAGTATTGCTGCATCACCTGAGCAGCCTCTGACACAGTCATCTTGTTTGCTTTAGCGAAGTCGTCGGGTGTCAATCCTTCTTTACGAATAGCCTGTTCCAGCACAGCATCGTTAACATTGTCCAGATTGGAGAACACTTCGTTGATGGCAGAGCTAACTTGTTGGTTTGGTTTAAGACGGAATGTTGGATCTTGCTCAATGACGTGCATTGCTACACGAACAGCACGAGCAGACATGTCCTTCTGAACCTTTGCATCTGTCAAAGCTGTAGCAGGATTGACCTCGTCCAAGATACGACGACCTTCAACCTTAATGAACTCTTCAACAACCTTGTCCATGTTCTCAGCAACAGGATCACTCAGCACACGCTCAGTAGATGTAACTGGTGCGTTAG